GCATCATAAACCCCGTTTGCTTCACCCCGTTTGCTTGGGTTTTGCTTCGTTTTGCTTCAATCCAGAAACCCGCGTCCATCAATTCCCCGGCGATCTCATCAGTGCCCCCATAGCGGAGCATCACCTGATACGGGATGAACCCGTCGGTCCCGTAATGCGCCGTCCACGCCGCACATCTGACCCACAAGCCGGACGCCTCCAGACTCACCATCAGGGTCTTGGGATGATCCGGATACGAGTCATCAACCTTGAACCAGCTCACTCTCATCACCTCCCGTGAACACGAACGCCCTATGCCACTGCTCGATGTCCGTGCCCTCCTCGGCCGGGCCGCCATCGGTCAGACGCACACCACCGTCCAGGTCGAGGAACACACGGCCGAAACGCACCGTGTCCACCGGCACCAGCTCCGGATCCTGACACGAGGCCAACAGCCATCCATGCGTCTCAGCGTCAGCGACGTGGGCATGCACCCAGCCATGGCATCCCGTGGTCCCCGACCCGCACAGCAGCACCAGATTCGCCGCCGTGTGCCGTTCATCCACCCCGGCCACGCTCCTGGGCTTGCGATGGTGACGCGAACCCGGCACACTCCACAAGCTGCGCCCGCAGCGCACACACGCTTCGTTGTCCCGCGCATCCACCAACGCACAAGTTTTCCTTGATGGTTCGCTCACTGTCACCGCCTCCCCACATTGATATGGCCACAACGAGCGCACTGAGCGATCCCGTACCGGCTCACCAAGGCCACTCCATGACGCTCATACAGAATCCGGGTCCTGTACTTATGCCCCAGAAACAGGCATGTGAAGCCCGTGAATGATTTGACTGTCATGCGATCACTCTCATTTCGATGTTGACGCCCGTCGTCAACGGCAGGCTGCTGTACCGCCAGCGGAACAGGCTCGTGTCCACACGGAACGCGTCGACCTGTCCCGCGAGCGCGGCGTCGATGAATTGTTTGGCTGTTTGTTGGTTGGGGAATGGGTATGGGTAGAGGTTCCATTCGCCTGGGTGTTCGTCTAGGGATTTGCAGAAGGTGGCGATGCGGTCGTAGTGTTCTTGTTCAGAATTCGTCGGCATCGGGGTCCTCCTGGTTGAACGGGTTTGCGACCGGAGAGGACTGCCGGATGTCCGTATCAGTGGGCGTGGTGGCGGTCCTGGACAGGGCGGTGCCGATCTCCTGCACCCGCAGTTCCACGACCGTGCGCTGCTCGCCCTCACGAGTCTGGTAGGAACGCTGCACCAGCTCCCCCATGACCAGCACCCTCATGCCCTTGGACAGGCTGCCGCCGATATGGGAGGCCAACGGGACGTTCCTCGAATCCCAGGCCGAGCAGCGCAGGAACAGGGTGTCCCCATCCACCCACTGCTGCTTATCCCGGTCGAATCGACGTTTGGAAGAGGCGACCGTGAAGTTCGCCACCGTGCCGCCACCACCAGTGGTGCGAACCTCCGGATTTGCGGTCAGGTTACCCGTCGTAGTGAACGTGTTGTCGCTCATTTGCCATGCCTCCACCTATGCGAATACCAGATCGCCAATGCCAGCCACGCAAGCGAAGCCGATGCGTATAGGACGCTCCGTCCGAAGGCATCCCCCTGCCACATGATCACTGCATTAACTGCCTGAACTATGGCGCATACGGTCATGGCGATGGCAGCGAACAGCGTCCAGCCATGACGTTCTATCTTCGTGACCTGCACATTGCCGGCAGCGTCCATGGACACCTTGACGACGATGGTTTTTGCCTTGAATCTCATTGCTCCCCGTTTCCTGATGAATGTCCATCCGTATGCTGCTGGTGCGGCCTCCTGGCCTTGCGCCGCCGCTGACGCTCATGCTCCAAAGCCTGCCTGCCGTGCTTATGACCGCTCATGCCACTTCCCCCATCGAATCCAACGATCTTTCCGTTACCTGCATCTCCCTGTCCACGAGGCTGATGCCCGCACCGATCCACCGCATCACCGGCACCGCCATACTGTTGCCCAATGCTTTGTATCGCGCCGAGTCGGGAGCATGCGGCTTGCCCCGGTACGGCATGTCCGTATACCCGTCAGGGAAACCCTGCAGTCGTTCGCACTCCATAGGAGTGAGGCGACGCACCATGCCGCTGTAAGGCGGTTTCACCGCAGGCGTTTTCGTCGTGCCCAATGTCGGGGAGGTCTCCTCACTCAGACTCAACCCGCCGGATGCCGCGTTATCAGCACCGAACACATAACTCGTGCTCTTCGCATCGTGCGCGGTCAGCGTGGGAGCGAGATCCCGTTCAACCGCCGCGTTCGCACCACTGTCCGTAGCGCAGTACACGAAGGTCTGCTGTTTGATGCCGGGTTCCGCTGCCAATGCGCCGGCGCAATCCTGCAGGTCACGCACCTCGTCACGCTGATTCTGCGCGAACGCCTGATAGATGGCCGGGTTGTGCTCAGTCTTGAGCGTGGGTGACAGATCCTCGGGGACGGCGAGAGTCCGAGCGCCAGCGCCGGCGTTGTAGTTGAAGGCAATGGTCAGCACGCCGCGTCCGTCCGCCCCGGCTTTCCCGTCGCGGGCATCCAGCGTGGGGTACGCGCCATCAGTCCCGTACACGCGTCTGGCCTGGGTGTCCCAAGGTGTCAGGCAATCCCCGCCTGACATTCCAACGCTTCCTTGAGTTCCCTGGGTAAGGGTTTGCCTCTTTGCTCGGCTCGATGCAGAATCCCATTGCACGCTCTCGCGCTCAAAAAGTACCGGGCCGGCACGCCGCCAGTCTCGAGTATTGACGACAAGGAACACACGACGGCGTCGCTGGGCCACTCCACTGAACTGAGCGTCCAGCACTCGCCACGCCGCACCTCCATCAGGCCAGAGTTCGGCCACGGCCCCGAGCAGCGCTCGGAAAGCTCGTCCCCCCTGAGCAGAGAGCGCCCCGGGCACGTTCTCCCAGACGATCCATTCCGGATCAATCGCATGGCAAGCCCGCAGATATTCGAGCATGAGCTGGCCGCGAGGATCATCCAACGCCTTCCTGAGTCCCGCGACAGAGAATGCTTGGCAGGGGCTTCCTCCAACGACAACATCGGCTGCATGCCTGTACTCATTCCAATCCACCTTCGTCATGTCCCCCAGATCGGGGACGTTTGGATAACGGTTCGCCAATACGGCCTTGGGAAACGGCTCGATCTCGCTGAATGCGACAGGCTCCCAACCCAACGCACCCCACGCGCACGACGCCGCCTCAATACCACTGAACAGGCTGATATACCTCATAGCTCCACCACCTCGTACGCGTCCATCAACAACCGCGCGGTAACCAGCGGACTGGCCACGCACACTACGAACGCGCCCGTAATCTGCCACTGAGCCACGGTCTGCGACGTGTGGGTGATCACGAACAGCAACGCCGCGATGCCCACCACGAACACGACAACCGCCAGGGCCCTGTACCTCATGACTCCTCCCCCACGTACCGCGCGTACACATGATGGGTGCCGTCAGGCCACGTGCGAGCCTCCGCTTCGAACAGGCCCTGCGGTGAGAAGGACACCAGTTTGCCGATGCGAATCGCACTGGCCAACGAGGTCGCCTTGCTGCGCGTATCCTTCTGCGCGAGCAACGCCCACACACCTGGACGGGTACGCAACTCCACCGCCTCCCAACGCCATGTAGGGACGGGACGATGATTCACCACCGCGTCATCCGGCAGCACGTCACCGATGAACTCCACCAACCCCGTATGCTCTTCAGGGATAACCGGCCCGGACGCATTCAGTGCGGCGGACTTTTCAATCGGACGCTGCACGACAGACGCGACCGGTCCAGCAGCCGCGACCGAATCCGCCGCCTTCTCCCGCTCGAATGCCGGCTTCTCCACCGCAGGTTCGGTCGCTGGTTTGGTGCCGTCATTGACACTCACCGGGGTGTGCGAACGCCGGTATCTGATCACCGCCCTGCGCTCTGCCGGCTCCAACTCGCTCTCCGGCATCGATGCGAGCTCCTCAAGCTCCTCGACCGTGTATGTTCTCCTCATTGCAATGTCCCCTTCAATGCCAGTCCGTTGACGATGCGCAGGATCTCCCCGCCATCGTTCGTGTGCGCCGCATGGGCTATCAGTCCGCGCACCATGCTCGCGTTTGTCGTATTGGTGATCCCCGCCAACATCCGCGTGGCCACCCGTTCACACAGTCCGCCGATCTCATCGGTGAATCTGGTGCCCTCTGCTTCCAGGACCTCCAACCGTGCCAACTCCTCGGAGCCGAGCTCCAGTTGGGCAACCTTCTTGCAGATGCCCTTGGTGCTGCGCGCCAACTGCTCGCCCTTGATGTCGGGTTTCTTGTTGCTGAAATGGTCATATCCCGT